GCATATTGGACCTGCAGAGAAGAAGGGTAAGGCATCGATAGAAAAGAAGATAAGGAGCGGGTTGAAATGACAGTAGCAGAGATACTTAAAGGCACAGGACTTCCGTACGCGTATGACCACTTTGCGGAAGGAGAGTCACCGAAACCGCCATTTGCCGTGTACTACCATCCTGAGAGCACTAATTTCGGCGCGGACAACATCGTATGGTCAAGAGCAGATACGGTCTACCTGGAACTTTATACAGATAAAAAAGATATTGAAACTGAAAATATTGTAGAAAAAGCACTGACACAGAACGGGATCTACTGGGATAAGTCTGAGACCTGGATAGATTCGGAAAAACTGTACGAGGTGCTTTATTCATTTGGAACGGAGGGATTTTAATGTCCGACAGCAATAAGATCACATACGGTCTTTCCAATGTGCATGTATGGCCGATAACATCGGTCACAGCAGATGGGAAACCGACATACGGCACTGTTATAAACATGCCGGGAGCAATTGAAATGTCACTTTCAGCAGAAGGTGATACCGCGACATTCTATGCGGACAACATATTGTACTGGACGGCAGAAGCCAACAACGGATACAGCGGTTCACTTACGATCGCGGAGATGCCGGAAGATTTTGCACAGAAAGTGCTCAATCAGATAAAAGACAACAACGGTGTATTGATAGAAGATTCTACAGCGACAGGGACTGAGTTTGCGATGGCATTCGAGTTTGAAGGAGACATCAACAAGAAGAGAATACTGTTCTACCGCTGCACAGCGGGGAGGCCTGATGTTGGTTCATCATCCAAGGAAGACAAGATCGAACCGAACAAGCAGGAGATCTCCATCAAAGCATCACCAAGGCTCGATAACCATTACGTGAAGGCAAGCGTTGCGGATGCATCATCCACGGCATACTCGGCATGGTACGGCGCATCACCGTATGAAGCAGTGACGACAACAGCAACCGCTTCAAAGACAAGCACTTCGACTTCCGGGTCTTAAAGGAGGCATTTAAAGGATGATAAAGAATATTGAAATAGCAGGCAAAGATGTCAAATTTGATACTTCACTGTCATGGATGTTCCTGTATAAGACACAGTTCGGCAGTGATCCAATAGATATCATAATGCCGGCGATCAAGGCGGCGGTACCGCTCTTTGAGAATGCCGGTAATACCCTTACTGCAGCGGATATCGATATGATAACGGATGTGCTTTCAGAGATGAATGTCACTGAAGGACTGCAGCTTATTTGGGCGCTTGCGGCGAACGCGGAAAAAGATATAGATGAGCCTTCTGCATGGTATCACGGATTCGATACTTTTCCGCTTGATGAGATACTCGCCGGCATCGTGCCGGCAATAGTCGAATCATGCCTAAGTACAAAAAAATTCCAGGCACTGTCTCAGGCGGCAAAGAAGGCAGTGCCGAAGAAGCGAACATCGAGAGCATCCTCACGGCAGGCCTGATGCGGGGTCTTCGTATGAATGATACGAGGACGATGACGCTCGGAATGTGGATAGATTACATCATCGAGTGGAACAGCATCAATATGCCAGACGGAAATACGAACAGGAAGGCAACGCAGGAAGACTTCGATAAGTTCTGATCGTGCTGCCAGCACGATAGATAAAAGGGAAGGGGGGCCAAGTCATGGCTGGAAATATAAAAGGTATAACCATCGAACTGAACGGGGACACCACTAAGCTTGATAAGGCTCTCCGTGAAGTGGGAAAAGAAACAAGGACCGTTCAGCGTCAGCTTTCTGAAGTGGAGAAGGCGCTGAAACTGGATCCTGGGAATACTGACCTCATAAAACAGAAACAGAGACTTTTAGGCGAAGAGATACAGTCGACAAAAGACAAACTTGGTATGTTGCGGCAGGCTGACCAGGATGTTTCAAAAGACATGGGAAAGGGGACTGCGGGCGCTGCTGAAAAGCACAGTGAACTGCAGAGACAGATTACCGTTACGGAATCCAAGGAAAAGGCGCTTCAGAAAGAGTTCGACAAACTGAAAGGTGTGTCAGGAGACACATTAAAGATAGCCGCAGGATTCGAAAATGCGGGAACAAAGATCAAGTCGGTCAGTGATAAGGTCGGCAGCATCGGCAAAGGCATGACAAAAGGTGTCACGGCACCGGTAGTCGCAGTAGGTGCGGCAAGTGCTAAAGCTTTTACCGAAGTCGACGATGCAATGGATACGGTGGTCAAAAAGACAGGAGCATCCGGCAAGTCTCTCGATTCCATGAAAAAGAACGTGGAGAACATAGCAACGAGCATCCCCACGACCTTTCAGGCCGCAGGCGACGCAGTAGGTGAAGTCAATACAAGATTCCATCTGACGGGCAAATCTTTAGAGAGCGTATCTGCGCAGTTCGTCAAATTCGCAGATATAAACAATGCGGATGTGACGGATTCAGTTCGCGGAGCGCAGATGGTGATGTCAGCGTTCGGACTTAAAACAAAAGACACAGGCTCACTTCTCGGTGTGTTCACAAGCGTATCGCAGAAGACCGGTGTATCGGTCACTGACCTTATGAACTCACTTGTGCAGAACGGCGCAACATTCCGTGATATGGGACTTTCAGCACAGAATGCCGCTACGCTCCTCGGTAATTTTGAAGCCGCCGGCATCGACTCCAATACTGCAATGGGATCTTTAAAGAAAGCCATGACGGCATTCCAGAGCAAAGGCATCGATGTAAATAAGGGGCTAAAAGATCTGATAGGCAGTCTGTCAGACGGCAAGGTAACGACAAAGGATTATAACTATGCGGTCAGCATACTCGGTAAGAGGGGCGCTGATGCATTCGTAGATATGGCTAAGAGCGGAAGACTGTCGCTTAAGGGTCTGTCTTCAAATCTGTCTGATTACGGTTCTACAGTTGATGACACATTCAAAGGAACACTTGATCCGATAGACCAGGCGAAAGTCGCGCTCAACAATCTGAAGGTGACGGGCGCACAGATATTCACATCGCTTCAGGAGATAATAGCTCCTATGCTTCAAACACTTAATTCTAAGCTTCAGGCGCTCAATAAATGGTGGCAGACGCTTTCACCCGGTATGCAGCAGGCAATCATAAAGACAATGATGATAGCAGCTGCCATAGGGCCATTGCTTATCGGTGTTGCAAAGATAGGTTCAGCCATAGGCACCATTGCCGGCGGAATAGGTAATATGATAACCATCGGCTCTAAGATGGCTGCTGTCTTTTCAAACGTAGGCGGCATGGCGGGCATCATGGGCAAGGCAATAGGATTCATTACAAGTCCTGTCGGTATCGTGATAGCCGCGATCCTGGCTGCGATAGTAGTAGGTGTACTTCTATACAAGAACTGGGACAAGATCAAGGCAGCGGCTCAGAAAGTATTCACGGCCATAAAGAATGTCATTGTGCCGGTGATGAACACGATAAAGAATGTGATAAATACGGTATGGAACGGGATAAAATCATTTTTCATAACTGTATTTTCAGCCATTGGTAAAGCCGTACTCTTGTATTTCAGCGCATATCTCACAGTTATAAGAACGATACTGAATGTGATAGGAACAGTCGTAAGGGCAGTATGGCTCGGCATAAAAACGGTGATCACTACCGTTGTAAGATCCATAAAGACTGTTGTGAGTGGTGCATGGAGAGGCATCAAGGCGGTAACTCTTGCGGTGTTCGGTGCGATAAAGTCTGTAGCAAGGACTGTCTGGAACGGCATAAAGATGGCTGTCCTGACTCCGGTGCGGGCAATAAAATCTGTTGTCACATCGATCTGGCAGGGGATAAAAAGTGTGACAGTAAGCGTCTGGAACGGCATAAAGAATGCCATAACAAAGCCTATAGAGATTGCAAAGAACATCATAAAGAGGATCGTGGATACCATAAAAGGTTTCTTTCATTTCAGAATAAGTCTTCCAAAGATACCAATGCCGCATTTTTCCGTCATACCTTCCGGGTGGAAACTCGGAGACCTTCTAAAGGGCAAGATCCCGCATCTTGGCATCAAGTGGTATGCGGAAGGCGGGATACTTAAAAAGCCTATGGCATTTGGCACATCGGGAAACGATATCCTTGCAGGAGGAGAAGCCGGGTATGAAGCGGTAGCTCCGATAGATACCCTGAAAGGTTATGTCCGTGATGCCGTGGCAGAGACAGGCGGCGGCGGTCAGGTGTTCAATATTTCGATGACAGTGAACGGGGCGAACGACCCGGAAGACTGGGCAGCGCAGTTCGCAAAGAGCCTGAAACGGCAGATGAGGATGGGATGAAATGGCGAAAAGTAAAAAAAGTAAAAGACCGACCGGACTTTCCATCTCAAGGAACGGGATGGTATTCACGTTCAAGTGGAAGAAAGGCGATACATATAAGGACGGGCAGCAGCTTCAGTACAAGATAGGAACCGGAAAGAAGCCGGGATGGAAAGACTTAAGCATAGCAGATACTGCGACCAGCAAGGCAGTATCACTTTCTGCGGGTAATTATTATCCGGCGTCAGGCAAAAGGACGCTGAGATACATAAGTTTCAGGGTGCGTGGAAATCATGACAAAAAGAAGAATGACAATTTCGGATGGAGCGAATGGTCGGATAAAACATTCGATGTCCTTATACCGAAAAGACCGTCATCTGCCGTTTTTGAATTAAGTGAAGACTACAGCAATGTCGGGACATTTACATGGGAAGTTGCTGTATCAGATGATGATACGCACATTTTTACAGATACGGAGTATCAGTCACTTATTACTGAGAGCGGTGAAACTGACGGTTCAAGACTGTCATGGAACTCATCACAGTCGGGATGGCTTTCAGGGACAGCGGCGGCATCCGGCACAAGAAGCGTTACCGAGGATACTGCTGTGATCGCAGTCGGTTCACATACCAGATGGATGAGAGTGCGTTCCAGAGGACCGCAGGGCAACAGTGACTGGGTCTATGCGAAGCATACATATTCTGCCCCGCAGACAGCATCGATAATATCTGCAGATGCAGCCGTAAACGGTCAGGGCAGCCTTGACATCACAGTGACCTGGACAGCGCCTAGTGACAGCAGGACTCCTATCGATAAGACCACAGTGCAGTGGACCATCGTGACTCCGTCTGCCGGGCTATCCTGTCCGGATGATGCAGGCTGGACTGATGCCGATACATCGCGTGATACGAGCGGGACTGATATGGCACGCTTTATGATAGATCAGCTGATTGGTGAGGATAAATGCCTGTTCGTTCGTGTCAATACGTTGCATGATAAGACACTCATATACGGCAAGGCAAAAATGGTAACAGCAGGAGTGATAAAGGCGCCTTCCATAACAAGTGTGGAGACCGACACTGCAACGAGCAAGGCAGTGGTCACGGCTGCGAATAATTCGGAGATCCCGGACAGTATCCTTGCGGTATTGTTCAGAGCAGCATCAGATCCTTCGCAGATATACACACTGGGCATTATTGCTCATGGTGAAACAAATGTTACAGTGCAGTGCCCTGATCTTTCATCTGAAACGGCATATGATTTCGGCATTTATGCGATGCAGGGCACATACGAAACATCAGTTACCGCTGCCGGCATCACCGTTTACAATACTTCTGCAAATGCAAAAAGCACGGATGTGTGGAAAGGCGGCACCGTACCGCAGGCACCATCAAATGTGAAAGCAGTCCAGTCGGATACTGCAAAGACGGTCAGTGTGACCTGGGACTGGACATGGGATGAAGCAGACAGTGCTGTCATAAGCTGGTCGGAACATGAAGACGCGTGGGAGTCAACAGATGAACCAAGTACATATACGATAAGTCATCTCCATGCAGGAAGGTGGAATATAAGCGGACTCGATACGGGAGTCACGTGGTATGTAAGAGTAAGGCTCACATCAGGGAATGGTGAGAACATTATATACGGTCCATGGAGTAAAGCGGCCAAAGTGGATCTTTCATCAGCACCTGGAACACCTTCGCTAATACTATCTGAGAGCGTAATAACCGAGGATGGAAATGTCACTGCATACTGGGCATATACATCCGGTGACAGTACATCGCAGGCATATGCTGAAGTTTGTGAAGCCCAGATAAATGCAGGCGGCGTCACATACGGCAAAGTGATAGCGCATACGCTGACAAGCCAGGCGATCACAATAAATGCAAAGGAAGCGGGATGGAGCGCAGGCAATACATACTATCTGTGTGTCCGTGTGATATCTGCGTCAGGCAGAGCATCAGCAGGCTGGAGTGCTACAGCGGCAGTTACGGTCGCGCAGCCTCTGATTGCAGTTATCACAAAGACTAGTCTGGAAGAGCAGACAGTGCAGGACGATCCGGATGATCCGGCCATTACCCATAAAACTTTAGCGCTTACTGCGCTGCCTCTTGCAGTGACGGTAACCGGCGCAGGCACAGGCGGAACAACCATAGTTGTTATAGAGAGAAGATATGATTATCACATGGAACGTCCGGACGGGAATGAAGGCGGCGGATTCGCAGGTGAGACCTGCGCTATTTCAGAAGTGAGCGGTGAAGGTGAGATAACGATCGGTGCAGACGATCTTATGAACCAACTCGATGACGGGGCGTCATACACTCTAATCGTCACAGTAAAAGATTCACTCGGGCAGTCAGCAAATGCATCGGAGAACTTTGAAGTCCACTGGGCGCATCAGGCAGAAATACCCGGCGGCACGGCTGTACCGAATAAAGATTCCCTGATCACTGTCATAACACCGGCTGCTCCGGCATCTTATGCCGAAGGTGATGTCTGTGACATTTACAGGCTTTCTGCGGACGGACCGGAACTTATAATTTACGGCGGCGCTTTCGGAACATCTTATGTCGACCCTTATCCGGCATTCGGAGAAGGGTGCGGTCACCGCATCGTAGACAGGACAGTCAATGGGGATTACATAGCGGCGGATGATCTTGCCGCATGGATAGACATAGATGAAGAAGCCGGCGATGTACTTGATATAAGGAGTACAGTGATCGATTTTGATGGAGGCCGTGTGGTACTCCCATATAACCTAAAACTTGGAAACTCATGGGAGAAGGACTTTGAACGTACAAGATATCTTGGCGGCAGCATCGCTGGGGACTGGAATCCAGGAGTATTCAGGAATCTTTCACTTCAGACAGACAGTATCAAAACAAAAGATGAGTCAGTGATACGTGCAATGAGACAGCTTGCTTCTTTTTCAGGTATATGCCATGTCCGTACACCGGACGGGAGCAGCTTTGCCGCTGATGTCGAAGTAAGTGAGAGCCGTGAATACAACGACCCGGTGATATCGTTCTCGCTTGATATAAAGCAGGTGGAATCAGAAAGCTTTGACGGCATGACGCTTGCACAGTGGAATGCAGTTGTTGCTGCGGAGGGCACATCATGATATGGAGCAGAGGATTTTCAGCGAGGTTCACAGCATCCGTCGTAGATCCTGTCACATGGAGAGACATCAGAGATGTACGGATAACCGGAGGTAGCATTGAACGTAATACTGAAAAAATGATGGAGTCGGCAGATATAAGCATGACAGAACTAATAGAAACCGGTGAAGCCTGGATAAGGATATGGCTCGATGCCAGGCAGGATGCAGGAGCATCTGCGCATATACCGCTTTTTACAGGTATCACATCAGTCCCCGAACGAAGTCTTGACGGTACAAGGGAATCATATTCGGCAGAATGCTATTCGGTACTTAAGCCAATGGCTGACAGACTGCTGCAGAGAGGATGGTACGCACCAGCGGATGCGGATGGCGCGGCGCTTGCCGCAAGGCTGTTGAGCACAGGCCCTGCGCCTGTTACGTTTGATGCAGGCTCACCGCATCTTGCTGATTCAATAGTGGCAGAAGATGGTGAGAACGATCTTACTATGGCAGAAAAGATAATAACAGCGATCGGCTGGCGTATAAAGATAAGCGGTGACGGCAGGATCCATATATGTGAAAAGGCGTCGGAGG